ATGACCACAGCTTTAAATACCTTAACCCACAAACTCGCTGAACGCTTTGAAATGGGCAGCAGTGAAAACCTACCTCAAACGCTAATGGCAACCGCCTTCAAAGGGCAAAACGTAACACCTGATCAAATGGTGGCTTTACTGGTAGTAGCAAACCAATATGAATTGAATCCTTGGACAAATGAAATCTACGCCTTTCCGAATAAAGGGGGGATTATCCCCATTGTAGGCGTAGATGGTTGGTATGCGATCATCAACAAACACCCACAATTTGATGGCATCGAATTTGAGCAAGATGCAGAAAGCTGCACTTGTAAAATCTATCGCAAAGACCGCCAGCGTCCGACCGTCGTCACAGAATACCTAGATGAATGCAAGCGTGAAACTGACCCTTGGCGAAAATATCCTAAACGAATGTTACGCCATAAGGCAGCGATTCAGTGTGCCCGTGTTGCCTTTAGCTTGTCAGGTATTTATGAGCCTGACGAAGCAGAACGCCTCCAAGAAAGCGACAAAGCCCCACAAAATATTACACCTGCAAAATCGGCAGCCACAGGTAATTTGACTAACCCAGAGTTTGAGGCGTTAGTGTTTACGCTTGAAGAGGAAGCGAAAAAAGGCACGAGCCATTTAGAAACCTATTGGAAAACCACGCTAACCAAAGAGCAGCGTAAAATCGTGGGGATGAATGAAATCACCCGAATTAAGGAAAACGCAAAACAATATGACAATATCCAAGAAGCGGAATATGAGGAGGCGTAGATGGCAGTTTTACAAGGCACGCCAGAATGGTTCGAACAACGTCGTGGCAAAGTTACCGCCTCCAGAATTGCCGACTTAATGGCAAAAACCAAAAGCGGCTATTCCACCAGCCGCCAAAATTACCTGATGCAATTATTGTGTGAACGCTTAACGGGCAAGGTTGAAGAGGGTTATAAATCCACCGCGATGCAACGCGGCAACGACCTAGAAGCCGAAGCCCGCAACTGGTATCAATTAGAAACAGGTGAAAGCGTGGAAGAAGTGAGTTTTATCGACCACCCCGAAATCAACTTTGCAGGAGCAAGCCCTGATGGATTAGTGGGTGCAGAGGGCTTAATCGAAATCAAATGCCCAAACACTGCCACCCATATTGAAACGCTCCGCAAAAAAGAGCCAATCGACCGCTATTACAAACAAATGCAATGGCAAATGGCTGTAACTGGACGAAAATGGTGCGATTTTGTCAGCTTTGACAACCGCCTACCCGATAACCTCGCTTATTTCTGTAAACGTATTCCCCGTGATGAGGCGGTAATTCAAGAAATCGAGCAAGAGGTACAAGCCTTTTTGCTTGAGCTAGATGTGACGATGGCTGAGTTGAGTGTGATGAATTAGCCCTGAGCCATCGTTTTTACGGTGGCTTTTTTATTGCCTAAACGCCCTCCTCGTGAGGGCTTTTTTGTACCCAAAGGAAACCAAAAATGACACAGAAAAAATACGAATTGCTCAAAAACGATACTATTACCGCACCAAACGGAAAAACACTCTACCGCATTAAAGCCCTTATTGATTTTGGTGTAGTTTTAGCTGGCTCTCTCGGTGGCTATATCGAAAAAGAAGATAATCTAGCTCATAGTGGCAATGCTTGGGTGTCAGGCAATGCTCGGGTGTCAGGCAATGCTTGGGTGTTTGGCAATGCTGAGGTATTTGGCAATGCTTGCGTGTCTGATGATGCTTGGGTGTCTGGCAATGCTCGGGTGTATGGCAATGCTCGGGTGTCTGGTGATGCTCGGGTGTCTGGTGATGCTCTGGTGTCTGGTAATGACGATCTAGTTTGGTTCTCAAATGTTGGAACGGAGCAAGGCACGCTTACCGTTTATAAATCCAAAGATGATTCATTACTTGCTACTCGTGGTTGTTTTAATGGAACAGTCGATGAGTTTTTAGCAAAATCAGCAAAAGTTCACAATGAACGAATCAAACGAGAATATCGACTACTCATTGAAGTCGCAAAATCTCGCCTTCTTGGAGAAAGCTATGTACCTACTTTTTAACCCCTTTTGCCTGCGTAAAGCACTTCACGACTACATCGGCAAATACGCCAAACAAGCACGTGTGATCGTGCATCTCAAAGGCAACCTTGCCAAATTACATCACGAAAACGACCGCTTGTTACGAGAAAATCATCAGTTTAAGCGAATGATAAAAGAGAAAGATGAGCGGATTACCCAAATGCACACCACGCTCAAAAACAACCTCGATCTTGCCCGCACGATTGAATTTAATAGTCTACCGCGGAAGATGAAGAGAGAGGTAGAAAGACAAATTAAAAGAGGGAAAAAATGAAACCATTTGATTTAGAAGAAGCCTTGCAGGGCAAGCCAGTGCAGTTAAGAAATGGTAATAAAGCATTTATTCAAACAGATTTACGTAAATTAGGTTTGTTAGAATCCATTACTCCTTATGTAATAAAAGGTATATCCGTAGCTTCTGATGGTGCAGATTGGCATGAATATTCTTGGACGGCTAATGGTCAATCATTGGAAGGTTATATTGATAGAGATTCAGACATCATCGGCATGTATGAAGAACCAACGCCAACCATTACAGTAACTTTGCCAATACCATTTAAGCCGAAAGTGGGAGAACAATATTTTTATATTGGTGGATTAAATTCAATGGTAAGTGAAGGGAATTTCAATAATGGAATTTTTGAAAAACTTGTTGTAAGTGCAGGTTTTTGCTTCCGCACCGAAGAAGATGCTCAAGCGTGGTTAGATACAATGAAGGAGGCGTTAAATGAGTAACTGGATTAAATGTTCGGAAAGATTGCTAAACAAATTTAACAGTATTAAGGAGCGGCTATGAGCAAAGAAAATAACGGTTGGATTAGTGCGAAAACCCAACCAGTCCCCTCTAACGGCTATTTTTTAGCTTGTACTCATAAAAAGGACATAAAGATTTTATTTCGAACATCTGAATATGAATGCCTTGTTAAAGGTAATTCTCTTTATACAGTAGATGTAAAAGATATTACCCACTGGCAACCACTCCCAGAATCGCCAAAGGATTAGTCTATGCTTGAAGAACCGTTCACGCCAATACTTGATGCTTGTTGTGGTGGCCGTATGTTTTGGTTTGATAAAAATAACCCGAATGTTACTTTTGCAGATATTCGCCGAGAGAATGTTTTATTTAAAGATGGTAATAAAATTCGCTCATTATCTATTGAACCACAGGTCATTCATGATTTTACTCAGATGAGCTACCCAGATAATACCTTTAAGCTTGTGATATTTGATCCACCGCATTTAATAAAAGGCGGAGATAACAGTTGGTTGGTTAAAAAATATGGCCGACTAAATCCTGATTGGTCAATTCAGCTTAGAAAAGGATTTGATGAATGTATGAGGGTGCTAGATAACTTTGGTACGCTCGTTTTTAAGTGGAACGAAACGCAAATACCTGTAAGCAAAATCATTGAAATACTTGGTCAGCAACCATTACTCGGGCATAAATCAGGAAGGTCAGCACAAACTCATTGGCTTTTATTTATGAAATTACCTAATATCATAAGTGGTGCCCAACATCAATATTGGTTACAGTCAGAATAAGGAAAAACTATGCAACAACTCATCAAACAAATCGAACAATGGGCAGAAGAACGCAATCTAATTGAAGGCTCAACACCACAAAAGCAAATGCTTAAACTGATGGAAGAATTTGGCGAGCTTTGCGGTGGTGTTGCTAAAAACAAACCTGAGTTAATTAAAGACAGTATCGGGGATTGTTTTGTGGTTACTGTTATTTTATGCAAGCAATTAAATTTAAAAGCAGAACTCTACAGCTCAGTTGTGATTAGCGAATTTAAAGAAGGCAAATATGCTGATACTTCAATCACAGAGCAGCTACTCGAAGCAGTGCGTAATTTAGGCGGAATCGCAATACCAATAAATCAAGGTTGGCGTATTACCAAAGAATGGATTGAACTGTTCTGTATCAACTTAATGATTATTTCATTGTTTGAAGGATTGAGTTTTAAGGACTGCGTGCAACACGCCTACGACCAAATCAAAGACCGCAAAGGCAAGATGATTGATGGTGTGTTTGTGAAAGAGGGAGATTTATAGTGTTTACCTACGGCTCAATTTGCTCTGGCATTGAAGCCGCAACGGTTGCGTGGAAAGGGTTAGGAAAACCGCTATGGTTTAGTGAGATTGACCCTTTTCCGTGTGCGGTTCTTGCCTACCATTACCCCGATGTGCCGAATTTTGGCGATATGACGATGCTTGCAGAAAAAATCCTCAAGCAAGAAATTCCTGCACCTGATGTGCTAGTAGGGGGCACGCCTTGCCAAGCCTTTTCAGTTGCAGGACTACGCAATTCACTTGATGATGACCGAGGCAATCTCACGCTACAACTTATTCATATTTTAGAGGCTATTGATTATGTCAGATACAAAAACGAACAGCCACCTTGCGTACTTGTCTGGGAAAACGTACCAGGTGTGTTATCCACCAAGGACAACGCATTCGGACATCTTTTGGCTGGATTGGTTCAAGAATGTGAGCCACTACAACCAACAGGGAGAAAATGGACGAACGCTGGTTATGTGCATTCGGCACGAACTATCGTGTGGCGAATCCTCAATGCTCAATACTTCGGACTTGCCCAACGACGTAAGCGTGTGTTCCTTGTGGCAAGTGCTAGAAAGCGAAGTGTCGCCGAAATACTCATTGAGCAAAAGGGCGTGCGAGGGGATTTTAAGACGAGCGGAAGCTCGAAAGAAAGCCTTGCCGCCTTTGCTGAAAGCCGCTTTGGAACAAGTCGTGAAAGCTTAATTGTTCACGGAACACAAGACCCGATAATTTCCACAGATATTGCTCACTGCTTAGGTCGGAATAATGGCGGCGAAAATGTACTTTTTGAAATAAAAGGTCAAGAAAGCGTGAGATTACACGAAAATATAACACCCACGTTGAAAGCAAGAATGGGAACAGGCGGAAATAATGTACCTTGTATTGTTTTGAACGACCAAGGTGGACAATCCATCAATATTGAGAACGATTGCATTAGCCCAACCTTAAGAAGTGAAGCTCACGGTAATTTACCGATTATTACCACACCTTACACCATCCGCAAAATTACCCCAGCCGAATGCGAGCGATTACAAGGCTTTCCTGATAATTACACGCAAATTCCGTGGCGTAATAAATCTACAGAAGATTGCCCCGATAGCTCACGTTATAAAGCTATCGGAAACTCAATGGCAGTACCTGTAATGCGATGGATTGGGCAAAGATTAACCGCATTTTTGGAAAAATAACATGGGTGATGTTGGCGAAGATTTCAGAGCATATCGAGCTTGGCGACGAGAAAAGAAAAAATCTAATGCTGAATGGTCGTTAGCTAAATTAGATGAGTATGGTATTAGCTATCAAACGAAGAACTATACGCATTACATTATCACCCATAACGGCAAAACGTTAGATTACTATCCATCGACTGGTTTATGGTGGGATAGAGCGAATAAAAAACAACGCAGAGGAATACGACAACTACTTAATCATTTAGAGATTAAACAGATTGAAGAGGAAATGAAAAGTGGGGCGTTTTATTTGCTTAACCATTGACAACACCGCTCATATCGGATTATGATTACCGCACTTACACAAAACCAATAGCGGTATCCCGCACCCGATAGCATAGCGGTTTTTTTATGCCTATAAATCTGATCTACAGATCTGTAGAACACTATGATCGGGTCGAGAGAGCGATATACAATACACTTGAATAAGCTCCAGCCGACTATTGGCGGTGTAAGTGAAGCCCGATCACCCTACTTACAGTGTTCGGATTATCAACTTAATCCAATAGGTATAAAAAGATGTCAAGTCAAATCTCTACTCAAACCATTTCATTCAACAATCAATCTCTCGTTACTTTTGAACAAGATGGCGTGCATTACACCGCAATGAAACCGATCTGCGAAAATATCGGTTTAGCGTGGGAAGCTCAATTAGCCCGTATTAAGCGTGATGATATTTTAAATTCAACTATGATCGTGATGATCATAGTTGCAGAAGACGGTAAAAATCGTGAAATGGTCTGCCTACCCATCGAATACTTAAACGGCTGGTTATTCGGCATCGACGTAAACCGTTGCAAACCCGAAATTCGTAAAACCTTAATCAAATACAAAAAAGAGTGCTACCAAGCATTGCACGACTACTGGTTTAAAGGAAAAGCCGAACGCACGATTAACCCAGAACAACAGCAAGCAATCCAAGAGGCAGTCGTGAAAGCTCATCACCGTACTGGAATGAGTTACGCAGAAATCTATCGCCAACTTAAAAGTCTGTTTAAAGTGGGCAAATACGACCAACTCAAACCCTCACACTTTGAAAATGCCATCAGCTTTCTAGCCACACTCGGCAACAGCTACGCCCCGATTGACCGAATGGATAATCTGGAGCTAACCGAACAAGAGTGGCTCGACTGGCAAAACTTCTACTATGCCGTTACAAGATTTTCCGAAAGTGTAGAAACCCTAATACACGCATTACGCTCATTCCGTAGTCATCAGCAAAACAGCGTAGAATTTAACTTGGACGTGGTTCAGCGATACATTCGCACCACCAACCCAGCCGTCAGAAAAATTAACGACCGCATCAACCGCACCAATCGCCGACCGCTTGCAATCGGACTCTACAATGAATCCGCAACCTCAGTCGCAGTATTTAAATAAACCTTAAATACTCAACCGACCTCACCTGAAACAACGTGAGGCGGTTTCCCACACCCAAAATTTGAGGAACGCACAATGACCGAAAAACAACTCCGCCTACAAATCAAATGGTACTGGCACAACTTCGCCCAAACAGGCAACATCGAATACTGGAAAAAAGGCTACGCTGCCTTTAACCAACTTGCAAAAATGATTCTATAAACCCACGCCCTCCACACGGAGGGTTTTTTATTGGAGAAACAAATGAACATCTACACCGATTTTCTCTCCCGTGAAGAACTGCTCTTCCTCACAGGGAGAAAACAACAATCCAAAATGATTGAACAACTCAACGAAATGGGCATTCCCTTCAAAATTAACGCCCACGGTGCGCCTATTGTCAGACGGGATTATGCAGCACCCAGACCAAGAAAAAATATGCCTGCCAATGATTATGATGGCTGGATCTCTAACGAAATAAAAGCAAGCTAGGAGGATTTATGGCACGCCCACGCAAAAGACAAAACCAAGGCTTGCCCCCAAACCTACTCTGTCGCAGACGCAAACGAGCAAGCGGTCAAATTGTCGAATACTTTTACTACGTCCTTGCTAATGGCAAAGAAAAATCACTCGGTTCAGATAAATATCACGCCGTCCTTGAAGCCGCCAAGCTCAACATGGCATCCCACCAAGTTTCTGATATTGTGCTATTTATTGATGTCGCTAAACGGTATGAGTTGGAAGTCGTGCCCACAAAAAGCAAAAGCACACAACTTGCTAATCACACCGCTATTAAATGGCTTTGCCGATTTTTCGGTAATCCACCTGTTGCCTTAGAAAAAATCGAGCCAAAACACATCAGTCAGTATCTACAATGGAGAAAAAACAACCCACCTTCAGCCAACAACGAAGTAGGATTATTGAGCCACATTTGGAACAAAGCCCGTGAATGGGGATATACCAAGTTAACCAGTCCATCACAAGGTGTGAAAAAATATCCTGTGACATTCCGCGACGTATATATGGAAGATTACTTACTTGAAAAATTGCTGGAATTTGCCGATCAACAAATGAAAGACATTCTCCAAGTGGCTTACCTTATCGGACAGCGACCTATCGACCTCTGCAAAATACACCGTTCCCATATTTATAATGGTGTATTACATATCACGCAGAAAAAGACCAAAAAGAAAATCCAGTTTGCTGTGGTAGGAAAACTTAAAGAAATTATTGAAAGGAGATTACAGAATGGAAATGAATGGCTATTTACCAACAAAAGAGGAAGGCAATTAAAAAGAGAACGTTTGAGTGATTTTTTTGACCAGTTGAAACGAAAAACTATCGCAAATTATCCTGCCCTTGAAGATGAATTATTACCTCTTCAATTGCGAGATCTCAGAGCTAAATCCGCTACCGATTTATCCCTACTTGCCAGCGATGAACAAGCTCAAAAAACACTGGGCCATACTACTCCAAAAATGATACAGCACTACATACGAAAAGAGAAAACACTCAAACCATTAGATGAAATAATATCCATAAAAATAGAATAA